CATTTGAGTATTCCTCGTAATTCTACATTAATTTATTCTATGAATTATTTATGAAATTATAGATTTGAAAGGAAAGCATTAAAAGCTTTTAGTTTTCTTTCCTCTAAATTTCTACGGGTCGATTCAGAAATATATTTTTTATATTCCGAAACACGATACTCTTTAAGAATACCGTTATCCCAGACCCATTCTTTCCCTTCCATAATTCCCTGAACAAAAGCATCAGGAGCTGAAGGATCTGCTACAATATCGGCAGCAGTAGCAAGCATAAAGTCATCACGAACATATTTCACTCCATTTCGTTCTTCTAAAGAACCCATTCCTCTGGAAGAAACGCCAAGTTTTACTCCTTCATCAAGAAGTGATTTGGCAATTTTACCCATTGGTGTATCTAAGATACGTGCTTTACCAATAAAGTTAGTTCCCTCAGCACGTAAAGAAACAATTTTATGTGATACACGATCAAGATTTACACTAGGACCATCTGGATGACCTAGTTCTCCGAGAGCACGACCAGCAGTTACATACTCATCATTATATCTTTTAACTTCACGATCTAGAATATCAAACGGATAAATTCTACCATTACGATTTTGTGTTTCTGATTGTAAAAACACTCCCTCGATGTATAGATTTTTTTTGCCGTTTGATTCTTCAATGAGAACTTGTACGCTCTCAATGTTTTCCGTGATTAGTTTCATTGTTCTTCTGTATCTGTTGGTTCGTCGAAGTAAGTGGAAGCAACTACCTTTTTGTAGTTGCCAATAACTTCAGCAGCTTTTTTGTAAAGAAGATCATCAATCTTCTCTAGAGCATCTGCTTTTTTGTTTCCGTGAATTAAGTTCACGATGTCTAGTGTTGATTCCATAATAATAACAAAGTTATATTCTATTTATTAGAACTTGATTTTGGTTGAGATTTCATAGCTTTCATTTCTCTACCATGAGCAGCATCAGCAGATTTTTCATTTCTATCAAATGCTGCGTCTGCTGACTGTTGCTCTCTGTCAAATGAATCCTGTGCCTGCATATTTTGAATCTCGGGACTCATAGCAGAATTTTGCATGTCCATTGTATTCATGTTGTTAACGTCAATAGGATTAACTGCCAGACCAGATTTAATTTCTTTCTTCATCTGACGATCCATGTCCTTGTATTCTTGCTCAGTTTGCATCAATACTTGACGACGAATATATTCAACAGAGAAATACTTTCCTACAAAAGGATCCATTTGTGTTACCAATTGAATTCTTTGAAGATTAAGTTCTTGTTCTTTTAGTTCATTAAAATGATTGTCGAACAAATAATCATATTGGATATGCTCTTCCATATCCTCCCAATCTTCAGGAGTAATAACACCTTTAAGAATTAATTGAGTTTTGAGAATATCGTGGAATAGTTCGCTAAACTTTTTACGTAATCTACCGATGAACTTAGTAAACTTGAGTTCATCCCTGAGAACCTCTGTGGTCTTGCCAAGATTAAACCCTTTGTTGTCATCCGTAAGGCGGGAAGGTGGTAGGTTGAGTGAGTTGTAAAGTTTCTTTCTGAAATACTCAACGTCCTTGAGTTCACCAAGATTCTGACCGCCTGGGAGTGTAGTGATTTCAGTTCCTCTGCCACCTTCACGGCGAGGTAACCAGAAGTCCTCAAGCATTGACATATGCTTTTTATCATCACGAATTTCTCCAGTGCTAGCATCGTAAACAAGTTTATTTCTATAACGAGCCATAACCTCACGAAGGTATTGCTCTGCCTTTACCTTAGGAAGATTGCCTACATCAATGTAAAAAATTCTACGCTCTGGTGCTCTCGATAATCTATAGATAACCAGTGAATCTTCGATCATTCTTAACTGGTTGAGTGCCTTAATTGCTTTGTGTAAGAAACTTAACGTCATCTTTTTGTTAAGATCTTTAACACCACAATCAGCAGTAGCAATAGAATCAACTGCTATTTTTACACCATTAGCAACAGAGTAATCTGATGGTGAATTTGATGGAAGTGAAGTTGTAAATCCTTTTGGATTGTAGAGATAGTATTCAATGAAATCTCCCCAATCATATTCTAATGCTGTACCTCTAACCAAATGAGCATCACTACTATTGGTATCTTTGATTTGTTGTCTTACTTTTTTTAATTTAAGCGGATCGATATATCTTAATTCTAGAATACCTTTCTTAGGATTTTCTAGATCAATAACTTTGTGGTAAAATATTCTGCCGTCTACATACCAATTACGAATAATGTTGTGGCATTTTTTATCAAATTTTAATAACCTTTTGATATAATTAAATTCAGTAATAATTTTTGCTTTGAGTGTATCGCTAATTTCTAAGTTAGAAAGTTCAATCTGTACTGGGGAATCATTAGCATCACTAACAACAAATTCGTTTACGATTTCATCCACGGCAGAATCACACTCTGGGTGCATTGCCATGTCTCTATATCTTTTAATATACTCGTATTCGTTCTTAGCAACCGCTTCAGTATCTACATATGTGCCAAAATAGCCACCTGCTACGGTGGCTACGTTATCATCTTGGTTGGGGGAGATAGGAGATTGTCCCCTATCACCCCCTTCTTTGTTGATTAGAAATCCAAATAATTGACTCATAGTAATGATTGAACTCAGTTATATACTATTTATTACTGATTTACAATACGGTTTGAAGAACCAGCTCTTGTACCACCAGCAGCAACTGTCCAGTAAGAATATTGGAACTCAACAGTGAATTCTTCAATCTGATCATTGCTGTCATAAGCAAGATCAATTTGAGAAACATTAGTTGGGAAAGCATAATGTAGTGAATACTCTCTAAGAATAGAAGCAGTTGTTGGTTCTGTTGAAGAGTTCTTTTCTAGTTGCTTAACCTTGATAAGTTGAGCATAACCAGTTGAACCATCTACAGAAGGTGTGAATAAAGGAGCATTGTTGTTATCATGTGTGTTGATAGCTTCTAACCACTGCTCGAATAAACCACGGATCTTCATGTCCTTATCATTAAAGAATGTAGCAGTCCAAGTATCGAAGGTTCTGTCACCAGCGATCTTAACGGTTCTACCACGGAAAGGAACTTCAATAACTCCTAGTTGAGAAGCAGGAAGAGCAGCGGACTTACAAAGTAAGTTAACTAAACTTTGATCGTCGGTGCTGATTGTTCCACCTTTCAAACCAGCTGAAGCAGTTGGGAATGGAATCTCAACATAGAACATATTAGGCTTAACGCCTTGACCAATTTGTGAGATGAAATTAGAAATTTTGGTTGCCATTGTTTTTACCTCGTAAAGTTTGTGATGAAATTACTGACCAATTACTTCAGCAAACGTAACACCAGTCTTAGTAGCAGTAAATGTTACTGTTACATAATTGATTGAACGAGTTGGTTTGATAAAGATTTCAGCAACAAATTCGTTACGATCAATGACATCAGGTGTGTTGTTAGACTCATCACAAACAACCAAGAAGTCGGTCACGCCTCTTCTTGCTTGAATTTCTGCCATGTAAGAATTGATGGCACTGGAGAATGATGCTCTGGTGATCTCATCATTTTGCTCAAATAGAACTTGCTTAGCAAGACCTTCTACTCTCTTCTCAATGTTGAGGAATAAACGACGAACGTTAATTCTATCAAATGCCGAAGGAGAAGCAAGAGCAGTTTTGTCTCCGAATAGTGTTACACCAGAACCAGGGAAAGAAACAATAGGATTGATTCTATTCTGATAGAGTTCATCTCTATCTGCTTTGTTTGGATTATAAGCAAGTTTAACAGCGTTTCTTAATGAACCTCTGTTTAAACCAGCAGGTGAATACCAATCATCTAAAGCAGCTGAAGTTGCTACACACAATCCAGCAATATCACCGTTACAAGGAACGTAACGATACTTATCATTGAATCTGTCGTAGAGGTACTTATAACCACTATCAAATACAGCGTATGATGTGGATGTTAATCCATTAAAGAAATTGAGAGTATTGATTTTCTGCTGAGTTACAGATAATGCTCCGTTAGCTCCAATTTGGTTTCCTTTGTGTGGAGATACAAAAGCAACACAATCTTTTCTCGAAGCAGCAATAGCAATTACCTTGGAAGCTTTTTGCTTAGTCGCTGACTCTAAAGACATCGATCCACCCATAAGAACGAAATCAATTGTCGTATCTTCTGTATCTAAAAATACGTCATAAGCGGAACCAATTTCGTCGGCATCATAAGTGTAATCATCCGCCCCTCCATACAATCCAAATGAAGAAGCAAAATGTAATTCAAAAGCACCAGTTCCTACTAGTTCTTCTACTGTTGTGCCAGTAGCAATACCAGAGATTTGTTCTGATGGGTGAGCTCCTGTAAAAATATAAGATGATTGAGTATTAATTACTTCTCTGTAATATGTGTTAGCACCTTCTGTGCTTTTTCCGTCACCTAGTTTTGATAGGTATGTAAATTTCTCAACGATAGTATTAGGAGTTCCTGAAATAACTCCAGTAGTGTCAATTACAGCAACATGAACTTCGTCATATTTAACACCATTAGCGTCGGCATAATTTGAAGTTCCTGGACGTGGACCAACTGAAGGTAGTTTAATACCAGTGGTTTGACCCATTCCATATGTAATTTCTGTAGTTGAATACCAATCAGCAACAGCAGTAATTGCTCTAGGTGTTCCGTCATCATTTACGGTATCTCCAACAGCAACTAGTACAGTTGGATCATCTAAAACAATTGCTAATTTTTTAGTTGTAGGATCCCAAGAATAAATTTTTGCTGATACAGTATCTTCAATAGAAAGTACTGAAAGTTGAATAGTGGTTCCAATAGTTAAAGGAATATCAGTTGGTGCTACTGCTAGAGTTAAAACTTGATCAGCTCCTCTATCAATAAAAGCAACAACTAATGAATTGCCCCACTGTCCAGCAGTTCTGGCAACAAAAGTTTCGGAAATATCACCACCAGATAACCATTCGTTATCATTCTTTACTAAGTATCCACCATCAGTTGTGGCATTCTCAACACCAGTGGCAGCACGAACAACTGCTAATCTACCACCGTAGTTTAGGAATTCTGAAGCAACAAACCAATCTTCAGCATTTGAATCGGATGGTTTTCCGAATACATCAATGAATTGTTTCTGGGAACTAATGTTAACAATTTCATTGATAGGACCTTTTTTGAAGGTTGAGGCAAACCCAGCAGTAATTTGTTGGGCACCAACAATTACGGCATTTGATAAATCACGTTCCTTTAATATAATACCAGGCGAGACTTGACTTGCCATGTTTTTCTCCTCTTTAAAGAACTCATTTTGATCTAGAAATATTTAGGAAAATGCTTTTTTCAAACGGGGAAACTATACACGAACAATTACCAATCAGGATATTCAGATTTACCTAGAACAGAATTAGTCATTCTACTTATCACAATTCTTTTTTTAGTACAATCTTTACACTCATATGAATAAGCAGATGGAAATGGTCTTTTATTTTTTCTGCTCAAATAATAATCAGTAAGAAGATCTTTAATTTTTCCACAGGTTCTACATTGCCTCTCAACAAACAATAAATGATCCAAAGAAAACTGATCTTCTATTTCCATTAGTAGTTCCACATGTAAGAAACATCCTCTTGAGTTTCACCATATTCCCACAAAGATCCATCGGTGATAATTCCTTCATCACCTTCTAGTCCTGTTACAATAAAACCAAATGGTGACATATCTTGTTCAATCTGATTTTTTTGTTCTTCGTAAATTCTTTGACGAACATCATTGTCCGTCATTTCTCTAAAGTAATCTTGTACTGCCATCCAAGCAAAGATAACCAAGCACATTACAAGGTCATCGTGGAATCCATCATCTGCTTCAAACGATTGTTTTTTCTGAATGAATGTGGTAAGTTCGGATATTATTTCGTAATCTCTAAACAATAGTTTATCATCTTCGATAATTGCTTTGAGGTTAGCACACCCAACTTTCTTAACAGTGATACTCATCTTAACTCCAAGTTGAGTTTTAGTTCCAGAGAATCCTTGCCCAACAATCTGACCTGCCCTACCTCTCATCGAACACATCAATACATTTGGATATTCTAAATCATAGTTAAGAATAGATGCTACTTGATCTCCAACATCATTAACCTCACAAAGAACATAAGCGTTATTATATGCTCTTGCTAAATCATTAATAATGTTCGGGAAAAGCATTGGTTTAATTTCGTTGCTTCTATACTTTGCCACAATTTTATATGGCACTGTAGAAATATCAAATATAATAAATGCTGAATAGTCCCCGCCTATACCTCTTGACACGTCAGCAGTTATGATGTATTCTGCTTTATCTCGGGGTTCTTCGTAAATGTCTAATCCCTTGTTTGATCTTATAGGAGTATCAAAAACTAATGAACGTAATTTAGAAGCAGAAATTAATGTATCAACTGATCCTAAGAATTCACACTCAAACTCCTGAGTGAACTGTCGTTCAGAAGTATTCTTGATTGTTTCTTCTTTC